AGGGGATACTGGTGACACAGGTGCTACTGGAGTTGGAGCAACTGGAGATACTGGTGCAACTGGTGAAAAAGGTAATAAAGGGGATACTGGTGACACAGGTGCTACTGGAGTTGGAGCAACTGGTGATACTGGAGCTACAGGAGCTGGAGTAACAGGATTTACTGGTCCTACTGGTGCAACAGGAGCTGGAGTAACAGGAGCAACAGGCCCTACGGGAACTTTTGGACCAAATGGTATAAATTTTGGTGATTATCTTTATTGGGATGATAGTCTAAACTCATGGCAAATTGGTGATAATAACATTACTTTAGGTAATGATGCAGGAAAACATTTTCAAGGTATTTATAGTATTGCAATTGGCAATAATGCAGGACATACAGGACAAGGTACCGATAGTATATCAATAGGAAGAAACGCTGGAAGCAGTAATCAAAGTAACACTAGTATTGCAATAGGGAGGGAGGCTGGTTATCAAAATCAAGGTGTAGGTGCTGCTTATAATGATGAAAACAACGCAATAGCAATCGGTAATTTTGCAGGAGCTAATATGCAACACGGTGGAACTGTTGCGATAGGTTACAATGCCGGTTACAATGTTCAAGGATTATATGCGATTGGAATAGGATATCAAGGAGGTTATGACCAAGTTCAATATGGAATCTCAATTGGTTATCAATCAGCATTTTCAAAGCAGGGTGTAACTGCAATAGCAATTGGAACAAACTCTGGTTTTTCCAATCAAGGTGCAGCTGCTGTTGCAATTGGCGACCATTCTGGTTTTAATTATCAAGGTAGTTATAGTGTTTCTCTTGGTAATAATGCTGGTTTACAAGGTCAAGGTATTAATAGTGTTTCTGTTGGTAATTATTCAAATTCAAATAATTATAGCGTTTCTCTTGGTAATTATGCAAGTTCATTAAGTTATAGTAGTTACAGTGTGTCAATTGGAAATTATGCTGGTTATACAGGACAAAATAATTATAGTGTAGCAATTGGAAATAATGCAGGGTTTTCTAATCAAGGAGCAAATTCAATAGCAATAGGTAATAACGCTGGTTCCACAGGTCAAGGAATATATTCAATAGCATTAGGTAATAATGCTGGATGCACTGGTCATGGTGATTATAGCGTAGCAATTGGTTACAATGCAGGTATTGCAAATCAAGGATTAAGCAGTATAGCAATTGGCGCTAGCAGTGGATTTTTAAATCACGGAAGTCAATGTATTTCTATTGGGCAACAAGCTGGTTATCAAGGTCAAGGAAATAATTCAATAGCAATAGGTCAATTTGCTGGTCGAAATTCACTAAGAGCAAATAGTATTGTTATTAATGCAGCTGGAAGTGTGTTAGATGCACAAGATGTCAGTGGATTATTTATATCACCTATTCGAAATAGAACCAATAATACATATGGATTGTATTACGACACAACCAATCGCGAGGTTATTTATGACTTAGTAACAACAGCTACTGGATATACAGGAGCTACTGGTGCAACAGGTACAGCAGGAATAACTGGGTTTACAGGTGCAACAGGACCATCAAACATAACAATAACGCAAACACCTGTTGGTTCGACTGGATATTATTCAACACTTGTTCAAAATTATGGTTCAAATATTCCTATTTATACAAACACAAATCAATACATTAACAGTTCTTATCCTTTACAAACAACTACTTTTACAATTAGTGTTCCATTTTATTCAATATATCCTGTAATGCCACCAAATAATACCGCTATTACAATAACATTGCCTACACCAAGTCAAATATATTTAGGTATTCAAATTATTATTGCTAGAACAAATAATACAAATGGTGGATTTAATTCTGCTAGCACTAATATTTTTAGAAATGGCACACTAGTATCTTCAATTCTTGCATCCGGCCCCGGAAACAATAATTACACAGCAATGCTAATATGTTCACAAATAGATGACAACCCGTTAACTTATGCATGGTATAATATGGTATAATTTTAGTAAATACATGTTCAAAAAAATTATACATTATTATAACATTTCCATTGTCAATGTTTATTCAAATCAGTTTAACTATTTTATTTAGAAAGTAATAAATTAGTAAAAAATCAAATTTTATATTTTATAATTAATATAATATATAAATGGATAGCTCACAATATTTAAATAAAAAACTTTGTTGTAACTCAGTTCAAAATATTTCAATTGCGGGTCCTCAAGGAGTAAGGGGTGCAATTGGTCCGGTTGGTGGTACAGGTCCAACAGGTCCTGCAGGTTTAGAAGGGTCTACCGGACCTGCAGGAGGAGGAACAGGAACTACTGGGCCAACTGGACCTGCAGGAGGAGGAACAGGAACTACTGGGCCAACTGGACCTGCGGGAGGGGGAACAGGAACTACTGGGCCAACCGGACCTGCAGGAGGAGGAACTGGGTCTACTGGGCCAACTGGACCTGCAGGAGGGGGAACAGGAACTACTGGGCCAACCGGACCTGCAGGAGGAGGAACTGGGTCTACTGGACCAACTGGACCTGCAGGAAGCGCGACAAATACAGGTTCTACAGGAGCTACGGGTGATAAGGGAGCTACTGGTTATACAGGAGCAACTGGGTCAATTGGTTTTACAGGACCGTCTGGGTCGACTGGACAAACAGGTGAAAAAGGAGCAACAGGTTTTACTGGTCCTCCTGGAAAATCCGATAATACAGGTGCTACTGGGTCAACTGGTGTAACTGGGTCAACTGGTGCAACTGGGTCAACTGGAGCAACTGGGTCAACTGGTGTAACTGGGTCAACTGGTGTAACTGGCGCAACTGGTGCAACTGGGTCAATTGGTTTTACAGGACCGTCTGGGTCGACTGGACAAACAGGTGAAAAAGGAGCAACAGGTTTTACTGGTCCTCCTGGAAAATCCGATAATACAGGTGCAACTGGGTCAACTGGTGCAACTGGTGTAACTGGTGTAACTGGGTCAACTGGCGCAACTGGTGAAACTGGTGCAACTGGGTCAACTGGTGCAACTGGTGCAACTGGTGTAACTGGTGTAACTGGGTCAACTGGCGCAACTGGTGAAACTGGTGCAACTGGGTCAACTGGTGCAACTGGGTCAACTGGTGTAACTGGCGCAACTGGTGCAACTGGCGCAACTGGTGCAACTGGGTCAACTGGGTCAACTGGTGCAACTGGGTCAACTGGTGTAACTGGTGTAACTGGGTCAACTGGCGCAACTGGCGCAACTGGTGCTACAGGAAGCACCGGTGTAACTGGGTCAACTGGTGCAACTGGTGCAACTGGTGCAACCGGGACAACTGGCGCAACTGGCGCTACAGGAAGCACTGGCGTTACCGGAGATACAGGTGCTACTGGTGCTACCGGTGCTAGTGGGGCTACTGGCGCTACAGGAAGCACTGGCGTTACTGGAGACACAGGTGCTACTGGTCCTGCAGGTTTATCCACAAATACAGGCGCAACTGGTTCAATAGGACCAACCGGTACAACTGGAGCAACAGGTCCAGAAGGTAGGTCTTCAAATACTGGTTCAACTGGTGAAACCGGTGCTACTGGTGCTACTGGTCCAATGGGTATTCCAGGTTCAACTACAAATACGGGTGCCACAGGACCAACTGGTGCAACCGGCGCTGCAGGAGAAACCGGTGTAACCGGATATACAGGTGTAACCGGAGCGACAGGTGCTACAGGCACGACAGGTGCGACAGGTGCTACAGGCACGACAGGTGCTACAGGAAGCACTGGTGTAACAGGGTCGACAGGTGCAACCGGTGCGACAGGTGCGACAGGCACGACAGGTGCTACAGGAAGCACTGGTGTAACAGGGTCGACAGGTGCAACCGGTGCGACAGGTGCGACAGGCACGACAGGTGCTACAGGAAGCACTGGTTTAACAGGGGCGACAGGTGAGACAGGTGCAACTGGACCTACAGGAGCTGGCGTAACAGGATTTACTGGTGCTACTGGTGTAACAGGCGCGACAGGCGCGACAGGCGCGACAGGCACAACTGGCCCTACAGGAGCTGGCGTAACAGGATTTACTGGTTCAACTGGAGACACTGGTACATTTGGTCCGAATGGTACAAATTATGGTGATTATATTTATTGGAATGATAATACAAACTCATGGCAAGTAGGAAATACTAAAATAAGTCTAGGTAGTAATGCTGGTAAAATAAGTCAAGGAATAAGTGCGGTTGCTATAGGCGACAGAGCTGGCAATACTTCACAAAGTAATTATTCAGTTGCAATAGGTTATCATGCTGGAGAGGGAAATCAACAAACTAATTCAGTCGCTATTGGAAACCAAGCAGGTAATGGTAATCAAGGCTCACTATCTGTTGCTATTGGTGCAAATGCAGGTTATTCTTCACAAAATAGTTATTCAACAGCAATTGGTACTAATGCAGGTTCTATTAGTCAGGGTCAGAATTCTGTTGCTCTTGGATACCAAGCAGGTAATAGTGTTCAAGGCACACAATCTCTTGCAGTTGGATACCAGGCGGGACAAACACTACAAGGTAATTATAGTGTAGCATTAGGTTATCAAGCAGGTAATACAGGACAAGGTCAATATAGTGTAGCATTAGGTTATCAAGCAGGTAATACAGGACAAGGTCAATATAGTGTAGCATTAGGTTATCGAGCAGGTTATAACTCACAAAGTTCAAATAGTATTATTATTAATGCAACTAGTAGTGCTTTAAATACAAATGTAAATAATGGATTATTTATTGCACCTATTCGAAATAAAACCAATAATACATATGGGTTGTATTACGACACAACTAACAGTGAAGTTATTTATGATTTGATTACAAGTGCCACTGGATATACTGGTGCTACGGGTGCTACTGGAGCAGCCGGTTTAACAGGATTAACCGGGTTTACTGGTGCTACTGGTGCTACTGGTGCTCCTAATCCAAATGCTTCGGCTATAGCAGTTAATTTTTCATCATCAAATAATGTATATTATCCCACATTTGTAGATAATTCGGGTAACAATAAATCCGTATTAATTACTGCACCACTTAGATATAATTCTACATACGGAACTATTCAAGCGCCAACTTATTTGGGAATGAATATTTATACACCACAATTAAATCCAAGTTTTACCAATTATATTAAAGCACAAACATACGACCCAATTTATACAAGCACCGCATCACAAGCTGTAACTAGTGGTACGGTATATTATTATGCGGTTTATCTTTCTACAGGAACAGTGATAACAAGTGCGAATTATTGGGTAAACACAAGACCATCTGGTGGTGGAGGTTTAAATAGTACAAATTATATTGGATTATATAATTCATCTAACGTTATGGTCGCAACATCAAGTATTGATGCAGATGCTTCTTTAATTGCAACTTCAATGAATACACAAAATTTTAATTCTCCTTATACAATTCCATCAAGTGGTTTTTATTGGATAGCATTGTTAAATGTAACAAGTGGTGGAAGTGCACCAACATTTATAGGTATGACTCCAGGCAACTATGCAACTGCTATTAATTATCCAACAACAACAACTTCTGCTGGAAATCTAACATCAATAAGAATGGGAACTTTAGCTTCCCAAACAAATTTGATAACACCATTAACATCAACCACAATATCATTATCATCATTATTAATTTACATAAATCTAACTTAAATATTATTATTGCAACGGCAAAATGGACAATTTGGATAATTTGAATTGATAATTTTATTCCAACAATTTATACATACAAAATTATTGCAAGCCTTACATGTAACTTTTGCATTTGCATTATTTGCATTACTTGAATTATTTGCATTACTTGAATTATTTGCATTACTTGAATTATTTATAATTATTTCATTCATGCAAATATCGCAATCAAATTTTTCTTCCGCATTTTTATTTTTTCGAATTTTAAAATTTTTATTTTTATCTTTTTCTTCTTCTTCTTTTTGATTTAAACTTTTTTGATTAGCGCGTATTTTTTTTACTATATTCTTTATACCTAAATTTTTTAATTGTAAATCATAATTATTTAAAATACACACAAAATTTTTATTATCCGTGTAGTCATATATATTTATTCCACAACCAACACCTTGACAACATGTTTGTCTTATTTTTATATTGTATTTTTTTAAATAATTAATAAAATTATTACATTCATCATATTTATTGAAATGTATGAAATCTACATGCTTTTTTTTAGTCATTATTTTTATATAAATAAAAATAATAATATTTTTATATATATTTTTTATATATGTAAAAAATATAATGACCTTCATTTTTAAAAAAATTGAAAGTCATTTAAACACAAAATAATATATTACATTATACAACAAAATGAACGCTACCGAAATTCAACTCGCAGATAAATATCAACAAAAAACAGATAAACAGCATATTCTCGACAATCCTGATACTTATATCGGGTCTGTCGAAAATGTTGATTCCGACCTTTGGGTTTTAAGTGAAGACTCATTGCGCATTTGTGAAAAAAATATCTCTTATGTTCCTGCTTTATTCAAGCTTTTTGACGAAGGTATTGTTAATTGTCGTGACCACGCCATTCGCATGGAAAAGGCCATTTCAGAAAATGCACTTCAATCTCTTCCGGTTACCTATATTGATATTTCCATTCAAGAAGATGGCACAATTATTATGATTAATGATGGTAATGGAATCGATGTAGCTCAACATCCCGAACATAAAATCTGGATTCCCGAAATGATTTTTGGACATCTGCGTACTTCCACAAATTATGATAAAACCGAAAAAAAAATAGTAGGAGGTAAAAACGGTTTCGGGTTCAAGCTCGTTCTTATTTGGTCAACATACGGCTCGGTTGAAACGGTTGACCATGTTCGTGGGCTCAAATACACACAAGAATTTCGCAACAATCTAGATATAATTGAAAAACCTAGTATTACCAAGTGCAAGAGCAAGCCTTATACTAAAATTACATTTAAGCCGGATTATTCGCGACTCGGAATCGCTGGGTTAACTCCCGATATTATCTCCTTGTTGAAAAAGCGAGTATATGATGTTGCTGCGGTTACGGATAAATCATTAAAAGTGAAATATAATTCTGAGCTTATTCCTGTAAAAAATTTTCAACAATATATAGATTTGTATATTGGAAGTAAAGATGATTCTGCAAGAGCTTACGAAGAAGGCGGACCTCGTTGGGAATATGCAGTCGCATTATCACCGTCGCATGAGTTTGTCCAAGTAAGTTTTGTAAATGGAATTCATACTGCAAAAGGTGGAAAACATGTAGAATATGTTTTAGGCCAAATCACTCGCAAAGTGTGTGCTTATATTGAAAAAAAGAAAAAAATTACAGTAAATGCAAATTCAATAAAAGAGCAACTCATATTATTTTTGCGTTGTGATATTGAGAATCCGGCATTTGACAGTCAAACAAAAGATTTTATGAATACGCCTTCTTCGAAGTTTGGTTCCAGTTGCACAGTAAGCGATAAATTCATTGAAAAAATTGCCAAAATGGGTGTTATGGATGCTGCATGCGCGCTTACTGAAGTAAAGGAAAATAAAGCCGCAAAAAAAACAGATGGCTCTAAAACCAAAAATATTCGAGGTATTCCAAAATTAATAGATGCTAATTGGGCAGGAACTGAAAAATCCGGAAGTTGTATTATTATCTTTTGCGAGGGTGATTCAGCTAAGGCAGGAATTGTTTCAGGATTGTCCTCTGAAGATAGAAATACAATTGGTGTATATCCGATGAAAGGAAAAATATTAAATGTTCGTGGAGAGCCAATTAAAAAAATCAGTGAGAACAAAGAAATTTCTGAAATCAAGAAAATTCTTGGTTTAGAAACAGGAAAGGAATATTTGACAATCGAAGATGTTAAAAAATCACTTCGCTATGGGCGTGTTTTGTTCATGACTGACCAAGATTTAGATGGAAGTCATATAAAAGGGTTAGGTATTAATCTGTTTCAATCCGAGTGGCCGAGCTTGGCTCATATTCCTGGATTTATTGGTTTCATGAATACTCCTATTTTGAAAGCGAAAAAGGGGGCTCAAGAGATGGTATTTTACAGCGAGGGTGAATACCAAACCTGGAAGGAGCAAAATAATGCGAATAATGGCTGGAAAGTCAAATATTATAAAGGTTTAGGAACAAGCACTGGAAAAGAATTTCGCGAATATTTTGAAAATAAAAAATTAGTAGGGTTTGAGCACAGCGGTCAATTAAGTGATGATGCTGTAGATATGGTTTTTAATAAAAAGCGAGCCGATGATAGAAAAGATTGGCTCGGTAATTACAATCGCGAAAGTTATTTAGATACAAGCAAATGCACTGTTCCCTATGAGGAGTTCATAAATAGAGAATTAATTCATTTCTCGAAATATGATTGTGACAGAAGTATTCCAAATTTAATGGATGGATTAAAAATCAGTTTGCGAAAAATTTTATATGCGGCATTTAAAAAAGGGTTAAATACAGAAATAAAGGTAGCGCAATTTAGTGGATATGTTTCTGAGCATTCAGGTTATCATCATGGCGAGGCATCATTGAATGCCGCTATTGTAGGGATGGCTCAAAATTTTGTAGGCTCTAATAATATTAATTTATTTCTACCCAATGGCCAGTTTGGTTCAAGATTAGCTGGTGGAAAAGATTCAGCATCAGAAAGATATATCTTTACTCAGTTAAGCAAGATAACTCGTCATATTTTCCAAGAGACGGATGATAAAATTTTAAAATATTTAGATGATGACGGTTTTCCAGTAGAGCCATTGTATTATGCGCCGATTATTCCAATGATATTAATTAATGGAACAAAGGGTATTGGAACCGGTTTCAGCACAGATATTATGTGTTATAACCCTTTAGAAATAATTCAATACTTGAAAAGTAAGTTGGCGCAAGATGGAACACAAATGCAAGAATTTACACCATATTATGAAGGGTTTGGTGGAACAATTTCAAAAATATCAGAAGGAAAATATTTAATAAAAGGCAAATATGAAAAGCTAGGCATTGATAAAATTCGCATTACTGAGTTGCCTGTAGGCACATGGACAGATGATTTCAAGGAATATCTAGAATCACTCACTGAATCTACAGATAAAAATGGAAAAAAAGTAACACCAGTTGTAAAAGATTATGACGACATGAGTAAGGACACAACTATTGATTTTATTATTACACTTCAAAAAGGTAAACTTGAAGAATTAGAGGCTACTTCATTGGATAATGGATGCAATGGTCTTGAAAAACAATTCAAACTATTTACTACAAATACCACAACCAATATGCATTTATTTGATGCGGATGATAAATTAAAGAAATATTCAAGTATTGTTGAAATTATAGATGATTATTTTGAGAGAAGACTACAATTATATCAAAATAGAAAAACCTATTTAATAGATGCATTAAATAAAGAATTAGTATTTTTGTCAAATAAATCAAAATACATAACAGAAAATTTAGAAGGAACAATTGATTTGAGAAGAAAAAAAAGAGAAGAAGTAAATGCAATGTTAAAAAGCAAGGAATATGTTATTATGGATAATGATGAAGACTATAAATATTTAACTCGAATGCCAATGGATAGTGTAACAGAAGAGAATGTTTCAAAATTATTGAAAGAGCATGGTGAGAAAACGAAAGAGTTGCATTTAGTTCAGACAACTACTATACAACAAATGTGGTTTAATGAATTAAAAAAATTAGAGGAAGAATATAGTAGGTTTAAGGAAGAGAGAGAAAGAGCAATGACTGGTGAAACAACCGTTCCAAAAAAGAAAATTGCTGTTAAGAAAGCAAAGCTTACAGTTTCAACTTCATAAAATTTTGATAAAAGATTAATATAAAAAATAAATATAAAATTAGTATATAAATATTGTTTTTCTTTGTAAATATGGTTTAATTTAATTTAATTTTTAATTTAAAAAAAAATTGATTTTTTTTTAAATAACTTATAACTAACAAGTCATTATCCACAACTACCAACTTTAAGTTTAAATCCAACTCAACCTAAATCTAACCCAATTATAATCATGAGCGCATTTGATTCTGAAATTGATAATAATAATATTACTGTATTTGTTGCTTTAGCTACACAAGCGTTAGCATTAGAACCAGAACCTGCATCTGCATCTGCAACAGCTTTAGTAGTAGCTTTAGCAACAGAAGAAGAAGAAGAAGAACAAGAAATCAATTATAAAACCGTTAAATTTACACCGCTTCCAGCTCTAGTCAATATGATAAGAAGGGAATATTATGGTCCAAATGCAGAGAGCAATAAAGTAATTGAAGGAATTTATGCGGGCGCATTTCCAGGATTTATTTCTGACATGGAAACAGATAATAATCTTATAAATTTATTGAATCTAGGAATTGATGTATTTGTTTGTTTGCAAGAAGAGTACAACCCACACAATAAATTTTGGAGAAATTCAAGACGACCTGTTCGGCCTTATTTTGATGATGTGCAAAGATTAATAAAAAATAAACATTTGTATTCTAGATTGCAAACATCGGCAACCGAAGTTTTGTTTGAGCATTTACCGATTGCGGATATGAAAACAACAGATGATGATAAAGTTGTAAAATTAGCAAAAAAATTAGTAAAATATTATTATCAAGATAAAAAATTGTATATTCATTGTTGGGGTGGGCATGGGCGAACAGGTGTGATTGTTTGTGTTATGCTGCATTTAATGTATGGTTTATCAGGGAAACAAGCAATTGATTTCTGCAATTTTGTGCATGGTATGCGTGAATTTCCGCTAGCAGGTGTGAAATCTCCACAAACACCTGTTCAAGAAGAGCAAGTGGAAAGAATCATTACAAATTTATTGAGCACAATGTAACTTTAATAAAAAATAAAAGATAAAAAATAAAAAATAAAAAAATTATATAATATCCTAAAACCTAAAAACATAAAGTAACTGTTACCCTTTATAAATTTAGTATATGTAAAAGTATAAAAATTAAAATTAAAACCATGGTTTTAAAATAAGTTCTTTATCATTATTTTTTGCCATAATTGGTGGCGGGATAGGTGTATACATTGTTGAAGCATCAATAATATATTGTTTATAGCCTTGTGCTTCTCCATATACTTGAGGAATGCAATAATCCCATACAATTTTATTTAATTGCATTACTTGTTCTCTCACATTATTAGGTTGATTTGCTGCATGTTGTAAAAAAATAGACCTCATGATTATTTTTAAAGTATCTTCATCTTGATTTGAAATAATGAATTGACCATTAGACCTTTTATATACACCAACACGAATACCGTTTTGAACCGTGCAGATATTTTTACTATTAAAAAAAGCGTTTGATAATAAAGTATTGTCCCACAGACCCTCGGTGGGATTTCTAAATGTTGCGCATTGATTAACAGGAATTTTGTCATACATTTGAAATAAATCGGTTGTTTTAGGACCATTAATATCTACTCTTCCATTTGAACTTAATTTTGGAGCTTGCATATAATATATATTAGAATTATAAAAAAATATGTATAAATTATATACACAATGAATTTTCAAAAATCTGTTTTATTAATTGCTACTATTCTTTTAATAATTTTTTTAATACTTGTTGGAATTGTTTTAGTAAATTCTAAAAATTCAAAAACATGGCCACCCTTGATAGGAGAGTGTCCTGATTACTGGATAGATACATCAGGAAATGGAGCAAAATGTGAAAATGTTTATAGTTTAGGAAAAAGCGGAACTCCATCTCCAATGGATTTTTCAGTAGCACCTTATATAGGCACAAGGGGATTATGTAAAAAATATGAATGGGCAATGACTAATAATATATCTTGGGATGGAATTACATATGGTGTAAATAATCCATGTGATGTTAGTGGTAATCAATAATCAATAATCAATAATCAATAATATTTTATTATTTTATAAATTTATATATTTACTTAAAATTATAAATATATAATGTAATAATGCAAGAGAAAACAAATGCATCAGAATTAATAAAAGCAAATGAATTATCATTTTTAAAATATATTTTAAAATTACCAAATGAATTAGTTGATATTATATCTTCATATATTCCTAATCAAGTAATTATTTTTTTAAATAAAAAGATATATATAAAAAAACATAATCAAATAAAAAAATATATTTTTAAAAATCAATATGAGAATTACATTAGAGCAATGGTAAGAAGAGATAATGAGTTTGTTTTTTCTTTTTTAATTCAAGAAAATTTTGAGAGATGGTTATTTTTTAAAAATTATGCTTACAAAAATACATTATATTCAAATTATATATTTTTTTTACTAGAGTATTGCATAGAAAATGAATCAGAAAAATGTAAACAAATAATAAATAAGTATATAATAAATGCAGGTTTGAGTAAAAATCAATATAAAAAAAATACTTATAAAAATATAAGATGGAAAAAATAGATATAAATAAAATTTTAAATAGAGATAATGACGCTTTAAAAATGAAAGATATATTGCAAAATTTTGAGTTAAATAAAAATAATTTTTTATTTAAAAAAGGTATTTATGTTTATGGAGAACCAGGAACGGGAAAAACTACTTTTGTGATGAATATATTGAAAGAAATGAATTATGATATTATAAAATATGACGCAGGTGACATAAGAAATAAATCAATAATTGAAACAATAACAAAACATAATATGTCGGATAAAAATATAATGTCAATATTTCATAAAAAAATAAAAAAAATTGCAATAGTTATGGATGAAATAGATGGCATGAATAATGGAGATAAAGGTGGTATAAATACACTCATTAAATTGATTAGACCAAAAAAAACAAAAAAGCAAAAGTTAGAAGAAATAACAATAAATCCCATAATATGTATTGGTAATTATCATATTGATAAAAAAATAAAAGAATTAATGAAAGTATGCAATATTATAGAACTAAAACCACCAAATGAAACACAAATAAATAAAATAATTAATTTTGTTATACCAAATATAGACGATAAAATATATTCAAATGTAATTCGGTTTATTCAATATGATTTGCGCAAATTAAATTCAATTATAAACATATATAACAACAAAAAATCTTTGTTTGACAATGAATTATTTAATAACATTTTTCAAACAAAATCATATAATCATGATACCAAAAATGTTATAAAAAAATTAATAAATCAAAAGTTTAATATTAATGATCATTTAACATTAATGAATGAAACAGATAGAACCATAGTAGGTTTATTATGGCATGAAAATATAATAGATATATTAGGTAAAATGGATAAGGAACAAAGTATTCCATTTTATTTTAATATATTGCAAAATATGTGTTTTGCAGATTATATAGATAGAATTACATTTCAAAAACAGATTTGGCAATTTAATGAAATGAGTTCTCTTATAAAAACATTCAAAAATAATAAATTGTATCACGAATCATTTAAAAAAAAATGTAAATACAATCCACAAGATGTTAGATTTACAAAAGTATTAACAAAATATTCAACTGAATACAATAATTCTTTATTTATTCAAAATTTATGTCAACAATTAGGAATGGATAAAAAAGATATGATGTCGTTTTTTTTAGATTTAAAAAAAAATTATGATGATACACAAATGATAAATTTGTTTGAGAATTACGAGATAACAAAATTAGATATAAATAGATTATATCGTTATTTAGAAAAATATACAAAAGAATGCGATAATGAAGAAGTAAGTAATGATGGTAATTGTAATGAAAAAGAATCATCCGATGACGAATCATAAAAATCAAGATAAAATATCAAAATCAAAATCAAAATCTTTCATAAGGCCGCCAGCTTTTACATCATATGTATATTTTGGTTCATTAAACGAAAAATTATTTTTATTAATTATTTTTATTTTTTCATGAATAGAAAAATTTTGATTATTGAGGTCATTTAATAACTTTTTGTATAAAAAATAATTAGAAATTCTTTGCAGTTGCATTTTATTTTTAAAATTACTATTATTTAAATTATCTAGATTATTATATCTACAATCATAACCGGCGCATATAGAATTTTTATCAAATAATTTAATTTTTGAATTTAAATTAGAATTTGCATTTATGTTTTCATTAAAACTTGTTACCAAATAAAAAAATAATATAATAAATTTCATATTATATTATTGTTTATTTTTTTACATTCTTATTCAATTACATATTATACTATACAACATATACTTTATATTACACTATACTAAAATATATACTAAAATATATACTAACATTATTTGACAATTGTTACCCTTTGACCTGTCGTAGCAAGCGTTGCTGTATTTGCAGACGGTTCATAATCAAATCTGCGCAAAGCTAGAAAATTTTTATTTTGCCACTGTTTTTTAATGTTTTCTGGTAATTTTGTATGCATATGGCGCTCGTATTGCTCAGGTGATTCAAAGAAGAAGCTCTTCGAGTCCTTACCAATTTCACCTGTTGCAATGCCTGCTTTGAAATATAACTCTTCATTATTAGTGCCCACAATATGTTCGAAATTTCGTGTTCCGGTAATAGCATCTCTAATACATGAGCCCGTGTCGCCGGATGAATATATCATGATGCTAACAAGCTTTCCTGTTTGAGCATTTTTGCGCTTTAAACGAAAGCAATTTCTATCTTCCTTGTTAAGAATTGCGATAATTTTTTTATTATTATTAACTGTTGAACTTGATGTTAAACTAATGTCATCATCATCTGAATAATAACCGTATTGAGTAGTATCGTGATATTGTGCCATTCTTGGTATTTGTTGTATTGTTTATGTTTTAATATATATGTTATATCTTTAAATCAATTTTTTTTTAATTAAAAATTAAGAAAAACACTATAGGTGTAAAATCACTATGTAACAATTTAGGGTTTTCTACTATTTATTTTTATTTTCCAAATTTTTCAATCTCTCTTTTAATTCTAAATTTTCTTTTATTAGTGTTTGAATTAAATTTTGCTGCACAGTAAATCTAGATTCATATTGCTGAATAATTTGTGGATTTATACCTTGCATATGTTGTTGCTGTTGAATCATTAATTGATTTTGGTGCTCTTCCATCATTTTTTGTCTTCTATCTGTGATTTCTTTCATTTGTTTTAAAACATCCGGTTTATTTTCTGGTCTTCCTGGTTGATAGTTTTCTAATAAATTATCAATCTTATTCATAAAAAAATCTTTTATTTCGGAATCTTTAATAAATTCATCAACTGTTTTTGATGATAAATTTATGTATGGATTTTGTCCTTGCTCTTCTAATAATATTTTTTTGTCAAATGAATTATGTATATGTGAAAATACTAATATTGTTTTCATAGAATCCATTTGAACAAAAGGAACAGTATAATCTTTCAAAAAATGTTTCTCTTCTGCCAAAGCAGCATTATTTTCATAATTTGATAATTTTAAATATTCTTTTCTGAATGCAAAAGTGGCGGCTGTAGCATGGTTGGGTCCGTAAGGACCAAATTTATACATCTTATTAATATGTTTAAAATAAATATACATTTCACTTGAGCCGGCTACCATAGCTTGTGGATTTTTTTGAAGTGTTTCCACAGCATGTGCAACACGCTCAGGAGGATAATAATCATCATCATCCATATAAACAATAATTTCACCTTTTGATTTTTCATGCATTAAATTGCGTTTTTTTCCCAAATTCATTTTTTCATCATATTTAAAGTATTTTACTTGAGGAATATCTTTTACCAAATCTTCAATTTTATCCGAACCATCATCAATAATAATCCATTCTATCCGGTCTTTCGGATATGTTTGGTGATTAAAGCATTTGATTGTCATTTCATAAAATGGACGACGATTAAATGTTGGTGTGCAAATGCTTACAAATGGAAATTGTTTATTCTCTGATTTTGTTTTTTTTCCCATGTAATTAATTATATTAAATACTTATTTGTATTGTTTATATTATAATTTAAAATTAAAATAAATTATAGTATTTTACTTTTAACTTTTTACTTTCTACTTTTTACTTTTTACTTTTTTTTCCTCCTAATGATTCACCAGGTCTTTGTTCTCCTCGCAGATATTCACCATTATAATTTTGTGTTTCAGGTTTTAATTGTGCCACCGGTGTAACAAGAGTGGTTGTTTTAGTAGGTGGTTGTTGCGCAGTCAGAGGTGTAGCAGACTGTTTTTTAGTAGTAGTTATTATGCTGCTAAAGAATGACATGATAGTTTCAAACCAGGATTTAGGTTTTTTAATTTCACATTTTTCATCAAATTTTGGTGCTCCTTTCAATAGGTACAAATCATCGATATTTAGTTTATTTTTTTTTGCTTGTTTATAAGGTTCTAATCCTGCTGTTACACCATCAGTTGCTGTTGGTATATACTGTTTATAAATATTTGGATAAAATGAATATATAAATAAACACGCGATTATTGCAATAAAAGCTCCCAATCCACCAAGTGATACAGAAGAATCACTAATAATGAAAAATGAAATTATATACATTATAACACTTATTTTGTATTTTAAAACATTCATTAGTAATGTGGAAAAAGAATATTCTTTATCTGTGCCATTTATTTTTGCTGTCATAAAAAATGGCATTAACAATGAAGATAATGCACTTCGAATTAAAAAATAAAATATAATTAGTGCTCCAAGCCATGAAACTGATATTAATGCAATAAAAATGTAAAAAATAGCTAAAGGAAAATTCCATAAACTAAACATTCCGTCGCCATCTCCCCATACTTTTCTTTCATATTTATCAGTGCTATTTTCTGATTTTTGCGTTTCTGTAAAACAACCGGTCTGCACACTAAAAAGTAAATACAATTGAGAAAACCATAAAAATACTCCATAAAAACCATTTAAAACTCCAACTCCTAATAAAACAAAAAAAATTATAAAAGGCATAAAAAAAATGATTACACTTTCACTGCAAAAACTATTTAATATATTATAAAAAGAATTTATCATGGAAGAATAGTTAGCGCTCATTTTTTGCCATATGGTTCCTAAGTAAAGAGTAAAGTTATTTGATTTTGGTCCATCGGTCCATTCTCGTATAGAATCCAATCCTAAAATACCAAATTTAATGATTTTCATGTTCTCTTCAACATCAAATTTAATTTTTGTAGAAAATACAGCATCAGGTGTTTTCACAACATCAACATTTATTAATATTCCTTCAGGTGGTTCTAATGAATTTACTCTTGAGAATTTATAAGGAATATTATCAAAATCTGTTGCCATTAAATTTGTTTGAGCGACCCTCGCACTCCATAACATGCATGCACCAGTAATAATAATAATAAATAAATGAAATAATTGAAATATTAAAGAACCAAAAAAACTACCTATTGGTGAAACAGGTTCTGTTGTATTTGCACTTTTTTTAATATCAATTGCCGAAGTTTGAGATGTATCTGACATATTATATTAAAATACTAAAAAAATATAAAATTTGCTATTTAATCTAAATAATAAATCTATCAAAATAATAACAATATAATATATGAAGTTATTATTTAAAAACTATTTTGAAATAATTTTGTTTGTTATCTCTCTTTTGATGTTTATTGGAATCATAAAATGGGGAAATTATTTAATAAAAACAAGAAAATGCGGGTTTAAAAATGAAGATAAAGCTACAATAGGAGGGAATCAAGGATTTCAAAATTTTTCAATAGACATGGGTACACCTGAAACTAATCACAATGTTAATTTACCTATTAATACTACATATAGCTGTGAAAATATATGTGGTCCCCTAGCTCGATGTTCAAAAACAGGTGAGCAATGCACAAGTGATGTTGATTGTTATGGTTGTCAAGCTAAAATTTTTGTTCCAATTTACACAACAGAAGAGATAGGGGGGCAAAACGATGCGGGAAAATTGACAGGCGGGATTACTCCACAATATTCGACATTAACAACAGATATAGGAACCCAAGCAAAATTTTATGGGAAAGGAGAAAATTTAAATCCACCATCTTATTTTAAAGGAGTAAATCAGTGGAAGAAAGCATTCAATACAGGAATGGAATTATTTGATAAAAGATATAACCCAAATATAAATACATTGCCGTATTTACCAAAATATCCAAAGCGCAAAACATTAAGTGGTGAATTTATAGATGATGGACCGTTGGCATCGAATGCATATTTGTAAAATACTTAATTTTTAGATAATAATTACATGTAAAAGTTGTGGGTACCTTTATGATTATTTAACATATGTGAAAATGAAGAATTACTATGACCAAAAATTTCTTCTGAGTGTAATCCAAACATGTAATCTATAAATGCTTTTTCTTCAAAATTAAAATTTGATAATTTACTTTCATTTTTATAAATAACAAAAGGATAATCATTTGTATTTATTAAATTGTTAACATTAGTTGTAGCAACATATATTTTTATATTTTTATTTTTAAAATTATTATTTACCAATAATTCATTTAATTTAGGTAAATTTGCAATTTGAAAATGATTTATAAAATCATGTTCGTGTCTATAATGAAGAAAGTTATAGGGTTCGTTATTAAGATTTAAATTATTTTTAATTATTAAATATGTATTTGAAATTTTTTTTGAAGGTAATAAATTGGGAAATAAATTTTGTTTTATATTTGAAAAATTGTATATAGCCCAAAATTGTTTCAATACAACATATTTTGTATTGAAATTATTAATTTTTTCTATTATTTTTTCGTCACAATTTGCACCTATAAATTCAATGCATCGTTTTTCTCCATTAAAATTAGTTGTGTTTGTATCATTTGATTGACTTAATTCAATCGTATTATAATCAATATATAAATCATAATCATTTAAAAAAGAAGTATCAAATAATTCATTAAATTTAACAGAATACCATGAAGTTAAATCATTATTTCTAAAACTTGCATATCTAAATGTAAATTTTATATTATAAGATATACAAAAATTTATTCCTGCTTGTATATCATAAAATTGATTACATAGTCCACCCCAAGTATCAAATATAAGTACTATAGAATTTGTAGAATTATTTTCGTTATTATTAAAAGATAAATAATTAAACATATAATAAATGGATAAAAATATATATGGATTATACTTTATTTGTTGCATAAATAATTATTTGGAAGTTGTTGAAGAGCAATTATATATTTTATCTCAAGGATTACTAAATCTTACAAAAAAATTAATATTATTCATCACTCTATACGATAATAATAATTTAAAATTAAATGAATTAATTAATAAATTTAACAAAGATAACAAGTTTATTTTTGTAACAACTGAAGATAATTTATATGAAAAATTTGCCATTAATAATTATAAAAAATATATTGATGATGATGATTATTACATATATTATTTTCATACAAAAGGATTAAAATTATATAATGACCCATTAATAAATGTATTTACATCAAGAAGACGCTTATTAAATTATTATACATTAGAAAAATTTAATGTTAATTTAAAATTATTAGAAGATTATGATGCAGTAGGTTGCTCCTTAAGTTTGTATCCAAAAAAACATTTTTCTGGTAATTTTTGGTGGAGTAAATCTAGTTATCTTATTAAATTAACTGATATAAATGAAAATTATTTATCACCTGAAATGTATATTTTATCTGATGATAACTGTAAATTTATAAGTTTAGCAAATGATACAAATAATATAATGTTTGAAAATTATAATTTCAAAGATGAAAATGAAATTTTGAACAATATAACAACAGAATTAATAGTATTGGAATCTCACAAAGATTTAATAATTTATTGTTAACAACTAATAACTTATTACTTTACATAAATGATAAAAATTAATTATTTAATGATACAGGATTTTGGATATATATAAAACACGAAAAATATTTTACATTAAATATTTTTAACTTGATTCCAAACCGCAATATTTTCTTTAATTCCTAAATTATTAATTAATTTAAAATCATTTTTGAAAATTTCAGAAAATATAACCTCTATATCAAAACCTTTATATTTTTGATAATCATTTATTGCAACTTGTAATTTAGAAAAAAAATCGTGAATGTAGCTTTTATTTACTTTATAAAAACTAGTATACCAATAATCTCTGTCGGTTACAAATTCATTTTTTTTTATAATATTGAAAACATTATCATATTGAGAATAGTCAAATTTTTCATTAATGGTATATCTACCTGTTATTTTAAATAAGTTTTTGATATTGCTAAAATCAATATTTTGAAATATTAATTTATATAATTCAGTTAATTGAGATAATTCCGAAAATGCTTTGAATTCACAAATATCTGTATAATAATTTAATCTTTCATTATTTACAATATTCAAAAATAAATCAACATTTGAATTTATTTTATAATCAAAATATTTATTTATAAATTTTGAATTATCAAATAAAATAATATAACAATCCGGAATATATTTTTTTATGCTTTCAATTGTTAGCATTGTTTGTTCAAACCTTTCTTCGGGTGTATATATACTTCGATTATTACAATAAGAAAATGCATTTTGAGATACATATATTTTTGATGTAATTAAAACAATATTTTTATTTTCAATTTCTGATTTTAAATTCATATTATTATAATTATTAAGAATATAATCATTAGGAATATATTCATTTGCATTTAAGTTTGAAGTGCCAAAATATTCATCCCAAAAAGAATTAAAAAAAATTTTTGGTTCAATAGTAAATAAGTAATTTTGTTTTACTTTTACTATTAACTCATTTAAATTATCAATAGAATTAAATGAATGTGCATTATTATATTTTTGCAATCGATTTTCTATCACGGATTCAAATGGTTTTTCAAAATATAATACTGGTAGTTGCGTTATCATCACAAGAGATAAAGTATAAGAATATGTTTCAGGCCATACTGATAGTTCAAGTAAAACATTTGGTTTATGTAAAATTAATAAATTATTTAATTCTTCAATTGATTTATATTCAAAATTATTATTAAAATTTTCAATATTACATTTTCCAAAAATTATAATTTTGACACTTTGTGAATTATTATAATAATCAATAATTTTTTTTAAAATATTTTCACCTTTTACTAATGAAATCATACCTATTAATCCAATTACAGTTAATTCTTTATTATCAAATTCAATTTTTGCGTTCAATTCTAAAAAATCTGGCAATTCTGATACTATTATTTTTTCATTTTCATCAATAAATGGTGCAATTATTTTTGCATTTATAATATTTTGTGTTATAATTTTATTATATGAATTAGGATTATTATCACTAAGTTCAATAATTTTTTCATTTATTATTTGTTTATAACTAATTTGATAATTTTTAAAAAAATTAATAAAATCATGACTTATTGTAAATACTTCTTTGTTTAAAGTAAATAGACTTTTTATAAATTCTTGTTTGTGTCCATTTTTATGATTTACAAATACTTTTGTAATTTTATTTTGAATGCTATTTAAAAATTCAACAGCCTCATCATTGTTATATTTTTTTTCTAATTCATATTTTTCATTGATATTAAATGAAATTTTATCGTCAAAATTTCTTGCAATAAGAAAATTGTTACAATTTTGATATTTACTTATAATTGCTTTTAAAAAAAAACTAGTTCCACCACCTAAATTTGGAAAATCAACAATTAAAAATATTTTATCTAAATTATCCAATGAACTTATTTTAACCATTGGCAAGTTTGTATTTATTAATTCAGTTTCATAAATAAATGTTTGTTCTGTATTATTATTATAAATTGGAATATTTAATAATGTATTTTCATCTAATTTTGAATTAAAAATTTCATATAATTTTGATTTTCTTATATGGGTTTGCGAAAGATTTTTTTTAAATAATTTTATAACAATGTTTTGAGGATGTTTTTTTTTTGAAAAAATATGCATATATTTATTTCATACATAATAAATTTGTGATTAATACTTAAAATGCCAAAATAGTACGGTTTTTATTTTATGTTGCATACATTAATCCGCAATTTCCTCCAACAAATGTAACCATATTTACTCTCTCTTCAAATAAAACCATGTTGAAATTATAATCATATATTCTCCATGTCGGTTTATTTATTCCTATAATATTTCCTGTTTGTGGGTCGCAAATTGCTAAAGATTGAGCGTATGGGTCTAAAGGAGGAATAATTGTGGTAGTTTCCAATTCAATATTTGTAAATCTACTCATATTCATTGCTCCACTAGGTTGCAAATCAAACGGAGATGTATCTAGGCAAAAATTGTATATATATAAACCATCCGGTGCATTTCCATTTGTACGCACATATTTTTCTATATAATTGTAAATTCCTGCAGGTTGGTCATTCTCTCTATAAATTCCATCCAATAATACTCCCATGCTAACTAATATTTGTTTGATGTTTTCCAAATTATAAATACCTGTAATCATCCAACCAGTTAATTTGCCATCTACATTCACACCAGGTCCCACCGTAACAGAAGTACCTCCTCTTTCAATAGTGTAACTGCCATCAGTTGGCGCCTGTATCAAATCATTCGGAATATATCTATAAGGCCAATTTGTATAATTTGACCATTCATTTCGCAAATTTGCATCACTTCTTTGAAAATAAAACATCCAACTAGAAACCATACCAATTGAATCAATCGAAATTTTATTAGCACCTGTTACATTATAATATATATTTTCTCTCACTTGTTTAAATAAATATTTTTGCTCTTGAAGTGCAAATATTCTTGATTCTTCATTAGATAAAAAACAATAAGTGCAGTTTAAATTAATATCCGCATTCCAAATGGACCGGGTGTCTATATAAGACGCAGGACCTAATTCAATATCTGGTGGTGTTTGAAGAAATCTGTAAAATTGCAAATAATATTGATTAAAATTCGGCGCAATATAAGGAAAATTATTTGTAACATCAAAAACATCTCGAATTTGAAATAACTCTTGTATAGGACGCATTGTCACATTAATATGTAGCTCATTATATTGCAATGAAATAAGCGGAAACGCCATTTGACTTTTTAAATTAAACCACGCATTTAAAGGAACATATAATGTTCTTCCTCGAATAGAAGGCTCCGCACCTGCTTGATTTGTTGTATAATATGCGTTTGGATAAGAATTAACGCGGGTGCCTGCATTTGCTGGGTCATACAATTCAGGAACATGACCTACCATTTTTTCAAATAATCTCAATTTTTGACAACTATAATCACGCAAAACACTTGCGAGTATATAAGCTCCAGAAAATTCTTGCAATGTTTGATTTCCACATGTTATCTCTACCTTTGAAATCATTTGTGCTCCTAAATACTCAATCCATTTAAACTCATAAGGAATCCATTGACCCCCAGTATAATTTGCGTTTCCTTGTGTAGAACCGGGAGGAATAATAGGGCTCCATATATCGGGTAAAGTAATAGATAAGTAACAATCCATTAATAAATCTGCATAACGAGGAATTTTAAAAGTAAAATAAGAGGGCTCGGATAATCGTAATGTTTTTGACCCTTCAAAATCTACACGGAATTTTTGAAGCCCAAAATTGGTATATTTTGCATAAACTGATTTAAAAAAAGTTTTTGATGGGTTTCCATTTAATATAACATTTTGTTGTCCTTCTGATACTAATTGCATTAATCCACCAGGCATTTTGTATATATAATTTATGTTTATATTTTTAACTTTTTTGAATATAAATATATTTATTACAAAAAAATAATATATTATATTAGATATGTCTGATACAGCAAAAGTAACTACAAAAATAGGTTCTCGAATAAGCGATTTCATAACAAAAACAACAAAAGATTTATTAACTCTTAAGGAAGAATTTGTAGGAAATGCATTATTATTAATGATAATTATGTTTATAATTGTTTTGTTAATTTATTTTTACTACATGTATAATTTGAGTTCGAGAGAATGTTCAAGCATGGATTCTCTATATTCAACTAACAAAAGCTATATATCCTCAATAGATTATTCAAAACCAACATCTAATTATACATTGAAGGACTATTATATTAAAACTGCTTATAATTGCTGCAGTGGTGGTGCATACAAAAATGATTATGTTAGTTTATGTCCTTTAAAAAATATAATAAAACAAGGTGTCCGTTGTCTTGATTTTGAAATTTATTCCATTGATGACCAGCCAGTTGTTGCTACATCAATTGTTCCAAACTATTATGTCAAAGAAACATATAATTCTGTTCCATTTGCCGATGTTATGTCAACAATAGTTAATTATGGGTTTTCTGGTTCAACTGCGCCTAATTCATCTGACCCCATTTTAATTCATTTAAGAATTAAAAGCACAAATCAAAAAATGCTAACAAATTGTGCTCTTATATTTAAAAAATATGATAATTACATGTTGGGAAGTCATTATAGTAATGAATATACTTATAATACAAATGGAAGCGCTGACTCCTATTACACTCACAATTTAGGGGATGTTAAATTAAAAGATTTGGCCGGAGATAAAATTATTATAATAGTGGATAGAATAAATACCGCATTTATAGATAATTCAAAATTTTATGAATATGTTAACATGACAAGCAATTCAATGTTTATGAGAGCGTTAAAATACTATGATGTTAAGTTTACACCTGATATGAATGAATTACAAGAATATAATAAAAAAAATATGACGATTGCAATGCCAGATAGTGGTTCAACACCTGAAAACCCAAATGGAGTAATATGTAGAGAGATGGGTTGTCAGCTAGTGGCAATGAGGTATCAGTTATTTGATGCCAATTTGCAAGAGTCATTATTGTTTTTCGACGAAGCAGGCAGTGCATTTGTGTTGAAACCTGAACGGTTAAGGTTTAAACAACTTACAATAAGCGAAACACCAGCAAATCCACCGCAACTCAGTTTTGCAACAAGGGATGTTTCAACCAATTATTATTCAGTGCAAACATAATTTTAAGAGTAAAATTTTTTCTATATTTTTTATTCTTTAAATAATAATAAATAATTATCTACTTTTATATTAATTAGACAATTATATAATGAAAAAAGATATTTGTGATAAATCTATGACTTTTGATGAATGTGAATTAGCAATATTGAGATTAGCCACTGATAAGGCGGAAGAAAAAGCAGGAAAGGCCAGCGTTAATTCCCCAGAAGTTAAAAAAATAATCGAAATTGTTGAAAACTTCTTAAGAATTAAAAAACTAATTGCTTATGGTGGAACAGCAATTAATGCTATTTTGCCTAAGGAAGACCAATTTTACAATAAAGATATTGAATTGCCTGACTACGATTTTTTCTCTCCAAATGCGTTAAATGACGCAAAAGAGCTTTGTGATATTTATGCAAAAGCGGGTTTTGTAGAAGTAGAAGGAAAAACAGGTGTTCATGAAGGAACTTATAAAGTCTATGTCAATTTTATACCTGTAGCAGATATTACTTTTTTACATAAAGATATTTTTAGTTCAATAAAAAAAGACGCAATAAAAGTTGCGGGTATATATTACGCGCCACCAAATTTTTTACGAATGTCCATGTATTTAGAATTATCTAGGCCAGCAGGCGATGTAAGCCGATGGGAAAAAGTATTGAAAAGATTGACATTATTAAATAAAAGTTATCCATTAACGGCACATAATTGTGGTGAATTTGAATTTCAAAGAAAAATGGAAGACAGAAGCAATGTCGATGAAATTTATGAAACAGTAAAAAATACATTAATTGACCAAGGAGTGGTTTTTTTTGGTGGATATGCAATGACATTATATTCGATGTATATGCCTAGACATTTACAAAAAAAATTTGAAAAAAACCCGGATTTTGATGTTTTGTCTGAAGACCCTGAAACTACTGCGGAGATTGTAAGAGAAAGATTATTGGATATAGGAATAAAAAAAGTTAAAATAGTAAAAAAACCGGCAATAGGAGAGATAGTAGCACCTCATTATGAAATAAAAATAGGTAATGAATCAGTTGCATTTATTTATCAACCAATCGCATGTCATAGCTATAATACAATAAAAATACATGGGTCTACAATAAAAATAGCAACAATAGATACAATGTTGAGCTTTTATTTAGCGTTTTTATATGCTGCAAGAGAATATTACGACCCCAATAGAATATTATGCATGTCACAATATTTGTTTAAGGTGCAACAACAAAATAGGTTGAAACAAAAAGGCTTATTAAGGCGATTTAGTATAAATTGTTATGGACATCAATTAACAATGGAGGAAATAAGAGCACAAAAATCCGAAAAATACATGGAATTAAAAAATAAAAGGGACTCAAAGGATTTTGAAGAACATTTTTTAAGATATAGACCTGGTGATAAAGCAAAAAACAACGATAATACAAATTCTAAACAAGAAAAAACACAAGAAAAACAAAAAAAAACATTTAAAAAAAGGGTTAAAAGAGAGAAAACACGAAAGCGAGGTCGCGGTGGGTTATTTTATTAAATTATTAGCAAATTATTAGCAAATTATTAGCAAATTATTAGCAAATTATTAGCAAATTAAATATATCACATCATGATGTATTTCATCATTTTGCATATTTGCATCATGCAATCTGCTAATAGGTTTAGAAACAAGTGTAATTAGTTGACCACAGGTTATCATTGAAACTATCAAATAATAATTATTAGAAGTGAATATAAAATAAACACCAGTTAAAATATAAATATGACCTATATATAATAAATAATTTGACATTTTTAAATAATTCATTATAATAATAATACATAAAAATTGAAAATTATATACATTGTCGTTGTCAATGTAATAAAATTATTTTAAAAAATCAACATTATCACCTTTTTTTATATTTAATTTTTTGCAGGTTCCACCTGGCATTTCAATTATTAGACTACCGTTTCCTTTATACATTTGACAATTGTCATTTACAGATTTACAAGGAGGACAGTTATAATGAATTTTTGTAATAATGTTATTTTCAATAAAAATAATATCTAAAGAAACAATACAATTTTTCATCCAAAAAGAAGGTCTTGTCGTGTTCATAACAAATAATAGGGCATCAAAATCTTTTGTAAATTTTTTACCCATCATCCCTAATATAATATCTTTAGGCTCAGTTAAAACCTTTGTTTTGAAAATATGTTGATTAATAAATGTTTTTATATACATATAAATTATTGTTATTAAAAAATAAAAAGGTGTAAATATTAATTTTTAATTTGCGAAATAAATTAAAGATTAAAAAATTGATATAAATAAATGGTTGATAATTGTGGTTTTTATTGTTTATCTTTTCAAAATGAAAAAAGAAAAACAGCAATGGAAAATCGTTTTAAAAATTTAGGTGTTGATGCATATATATATGAAGGTGTAACATTTGATGATGAAAGAATTGCCGGACGAGATTTAACTGCAATAACTAAAAGAGTATGGTCATTTACTTATGGTCATTTTGATATAATTCGTGAATTTTATTTTAATAGTGAAAAAGAATATGGAATATTTTGTGAAGACGATATTTTTATTCGCAATGACTTTATAGAACATTTACCAAAAATTATTGAAAATTTTGAAAAGATGAATTTAGACATGCTTTTACTAGGTTATTTAACTCAATATAAGATTGATAAAAACAATGGTAATTTTTATTTAAAAGGACCTGATGTAACTAAAGAGCATCCTTTTTCTTATCATAATTTACCTAATTTTATTTGGGGAGCACAAATGTATTTATTGTCGAGAAAACAAGCAGGTGAGTTGGTTCATAAATATTCACCTCCTTATGCTGATTTAACGCTAACAAATAGTTCATTAAATCCATTCAATTCTGATTGGACAATAACAAAAGAAGGAAATAGAGCCCTTATTTATCCATTGATAGCAATAGAAGACGGAAAAACAAAATATAATGACGGTGGACAACAAAACTTTCATGATGTTTGTCATAAAAATAATTATGTTGAAGGTTTATTTCATGAATAATTTATAAAAATTATTATTTTATTATTTTATTATTTTATTATTTTATTATTTTATTATTTTATTATTTTATTATTTTATTATTTTATTATTTTATTATTTTATTATTTTTTTATTTTTTTATTTTTTTAT